GACCTCCGTACTTGCGTCCTCCGAATATGCCGTTGTCATTACCTCAGAGATTTGTATAACGGCCTTGCCGCCTCCGAGATATTCAGCACGTTGCAGACGAGAGTCCGAAGTTTTGCGCCCAAAGTGCGCCATAATAGACTCGTTGTAGCGAGATCCTGCCAGAGCATTTCTTTCCAACCACACCTGGAGGGCGTTCGCCCTCCGAAAGTCGTTAAGAGTGATGGTAGAATTTTCGAATACAAGGTCAGCCTCAGCGCCGCCCGTTACCGGGACGATCGTATCGGCGGTAATAAGACCATCAAGAGGAGAGCCGTCACCTACGCCCAAGTACTTTGGTCCAACAACAGGAGCGCCAGTGACGCGATTGATAATGTTAGATGCAGATCCCTCCATAGGGATAAGAACCTCCGAACCCCTTTGAGTAAAGAGGAGAGCCGACGTGAAGTAGTCATGTTCCCAACAACGGTAGCGAGTAATATAGACATCAGTATCAGCACTGCTGCCAGATCCTACCGGGAATGCAGTCGTATCAGGTTCATAGTTTCTATCGCGGTAATAGTCATACCATATTTTCTGAAACGCGATAAAGGGCATTTGATCTATAGTCCGATCTGCCCAGCTGCCGACCGCACTATCAGGAATAGGCGGTATACCCATGTAGTCGGCAAGGCTGCCGACATCGAGATAGTTATTGTTCGCGCTAAGAATCTGTGTGATAAGATTGTTAGGCGGTGTCGGTGGAGAAGTCACGGCTTCTCCCAATCTTCCTCCAGTAATGAACGTTTCCCAGTCCTCCCAAAGCAGACGATTGGGCACGAAGAAGTAATGTACGTACAAGTTGAGACGATGGTATATCGGCGCGATAAGAGGCGCGAGTTTAACGAGTACTTCGGTTGATCCGTGAAAAGTGTCATTAGGCATCGTTTCAGTGATGAACACCGGAGTAAGTTTTCCGATTCTAGAACTGATTCGTTTTTCATGTGATAAATTAAATGTGGAACGCCCAGGGCGCTTTAATTCGACTTTAGAGAATCCTTTATAATTTCCCATAGTTAGAAGGTTTGTGAAAATTGAACTTTTGATTTTACACGTGATAGCATTGCGTCGCGGAATTCTATCCGCTTTGCTTCGGCGTTAACGCCATAGGTTTTTTCGTAATACGCACGTTCCTTTTTTTGATTGTTCAGCGTGAGACTTAGCGCTGCTGAACTTATTCGCTCCCGGTCTTTTGGCCGATGCCAGATCTTGTCTCTATAGAACCGGGGGAGCCTGCCTTTTTGGTTGTCCCGTTTGGCAATGTAGTTCGCATCGTTTTCACGGTGCCACTGTACCATTTCATCGGTGAGATAATGCCCGCCGATGCCATAGGCTCTGGACATAGTGGAGAAAGGTTTTTCTCTGTTACCGAGTACTTCTCCCAACGGCTGGACAACGTACTTCGTTGTATATGCAATTGAGGCAGCGGTAACTTTTCCGACGTGAACAATTCCAATTGGCCTGTTCTTCGAGTCGATCCAAGCAGCTCGAATGTGCTCTTCACAACTGTTAAACAATAGAATATGATAGTGAGGACGACCGGAGCGAGTACCATACTCGCCCACAGCATAATATCTAATTCGTCTTGATTCATCACGTTTACGTAATCGTTTTAGATAGAGTTGAAGATCCCTTTTATTAAGTGATTCGTCGGTACGTAGATGTTTTTGATCGTACGTGAGAGTAACGAAGTGAGCCGACTTGCTCGCTTTGTGTTCCTGTTCCAGCCGGAAGGACCAATCGGTCCTTTTGTTGATAAGACATGCGACGCATTTGCCGCATGGTACTAGAATAGGTTTTTCCTCATTGCCTGGTGTGTCACACCAGTCGATAGATCTGTGTGGCCAGATCAGCTTTTGCGCTATGCATTCCATTAGAAGCGAATGCCACCGCGTGGCATTTTATAGGTTGATGACAACCTTTTTTTTGAGGACTTACGTCCTCCTTTTTTTGAGCCTTTCCTTTTTTTGGAGAAGCCTCTTTTTGATTTACGATAAGCCATAGTTTATCTGTTTGTGAGGGGCCTTTTTGTGCACTACGTGCATTCGTCCGGCTCGCTCGACCACGCGCGAGACCTACTCGTTCGCCGCGTAGCGCTCGTACCTCGCTAAACGGGCTATTACTCGCAGGTTGCGACTGTCTCGCGGCCGGTTGCCCCTCTTTTTTTAACATAAAAAATTTTAGATTTTTTTGATTTGATTAATGGACCCTGAGGTTACCATTTAATCGAAGGGAGACCCTTCGAGCATCCCCATTACATTATTGAAACGCCGGTGGGTCCCGACCCGAACCCGGGTTTCCTGTCACGCCCCCAAGGGGGGGACCCGGGAGACGGGTACCCTTCCGGCGTTGTTTTTTGATGTCTGTCATTTGCCAGTCATCTTTTGTAGTAGGAGCATCATAGCCTGACGCATGTGTTCAGGAGTAACGGCACCATCCTTAAGCCATTCAGCCTGAATTTTCTTTACCTCGTTTTCGAACTCTTTCGATTCAAGGATCTTGTTTTTGATTTTGAGATCAGCAGTGTTCAAGCCGAGTTTTTGAGTGAGAGCCTCCAATTCAGCGTTAACCTTCGCAGTGATTTTCACATATCCTGGTGACCCAGGCATATTAGCCATCCAGCTACGAGATTCGAGGCTTTTCAACCTGGCACTTTCCATCATAGACGTAGCGACCCATTCAGCCACGCCTGGAGAAAGCATAGGATTTGTTTTGGCGATATCAAGCTGCACAGATTTCAGCGCAGTGTTAGCCTGCGATTCCTGCGCGCGTTGTTCCTGTAGTGCAGTAGTAGCCAAGGTTTGTCCTGCAGAGAGGAAGCCTCCAGCAATATCCGGGTAAGAAGCCTCAGGAGCATCAATTCTAGAAGGCGCAAGACCTTGCGTAGAAACGGGGAACGTACCCCCTGACGATCCAGCTCCAGAGCCGTAGATAAGATGCGGGTTAAGACCTGCCTCTTTGTAGCGAGCCATTTGAGCCGCAGGGCTATCATATACCCTTTGCTCTTGTTGTAGACGTTTGTTTTGTTCAAGTGCCCAGATAGCATTGTCTCTGTTCATTTGGTTAGCGTCATTCGCGGCCCTTTTGTTCCACTTGTACTGGCGACGAGGACCGCCTTTGGCGATAGCTTGTGCCGTGGCAATCGCACCCTGGACGACGAGAGCGCCGGTAGCGGGGTCGATTCCTTTTTTTGGTGGTTCTTCATTCAGCAGTGGCATTAGCTTCGTGGTTAATGGCCGGACCTGACTCTTTACGCATTACGGTCTCATAGACCGTTTCGCCGATTTCGGAGACAATCTCCGGATGGCGATGGAGTATAACTCCGAGAAGATAGTGGGCTGATTGGAGATCCTTGCGGACCCATTCGAGTACACTTTCTTTGCTAGGGGGTACAGCCCCCGGCGCGGGTGTGGGAGACCCACTTTTAACAGAAGAGGCCGACCCTAGGTCGACCTCTTTTTCTTGTTGTTTTTTAGACATGAAGCCAAGATATAGGCTTCGGTGTCAGTTAGCAAAGTATTATCAAGGTTTTACTTTGCTTGCCGCCTCCGCGGCCATTTTGTCAGCCGCCAGTTTTTCAACTGCCAGCTTGTCCAGTCGCTCGCGCTCCTTTTGGGCCTTACGTTTCTCCTGGGATTCGTAGTCCTTTTGGGTCTGTTTCAGCTTATCCATGTACTCCTGCTTGTCGACAAGGTCCATGTGTGAGACCTTTTCAAGGTCATCGTCTGATTCGTGATACTGGACGTCACGGCCAACCTCAAGAGGTTCGCCTTTAGTGAAGCGTTCCAAGATCTCCTGAAGAGACAACGCCTGATTAGGTACTACCTGTTTTTTAACTCCTTTAAAGGAGATCCCCGGAGTAGACTCCGGGGAAGCTATTGATTTAAATTTCATAGTCGTGGTGTGCCGAAGTACGGCAACGCTCTTTTAACACTGATTTTGTTATACACGTACATCCAGAGAGTATCGATACTCGATACATTGAACACACGATCCTGTAAAGCATCCTCGAAGGTTACGAACTCACCGGACAATACCGGTTGAGATGAGAACTTTCTTGTGAGGTGCCAGATGTCGAGCGACGTTCTAAAGTCGCCATGAGAGGAAGATGGAATATACTTCCAATCACTATACCGTGATTGATAACCGAAGAGCGTATCCTGTTCACGAATTGTTTCCATTGACGACGGATCCATATAGATCTCATTGTCATAGACCTCTTGCTCACCAAGGTGAGCGAATGAAGGCCAAGGATATTCTAGGAACGTGTTACGGCGTCGGAACATGCGAGGGAGTCCCTGCATATAGCCAGACGTTGGCATAACAGAGAGAACGCCGATGATGAACCCATGTTCTTCACAGTTGTAGCTGAATGAATTTGTATCAGCGTAAGTAGATCCGCGTCCCGCGGGATTGCCTGGGGGAACGACCTCCGTACTTGCGTCCTCCGAATATGCCGTTGTCATTACCTCAGAGATTTGTATAACGGCCTTGCCGCCTCCGAGATATTCAGCACGTTGCAGACGAGAGTCCGAAGTTTTGCGCCCA